GATGACGCCGCGGCCCCACTCGACGACCTTCCGCTTGAGGGTCTCTAGGTTGTTTGCCGTGCCGCCGCCGGCAGCGTCGCCCATGGCCTCCGCGGATCCCTGCCAGCCCTCCATCTCCTTCGAGCTGCCACGAAGAGCTCTCAGGTACCACTCCAGCTTGACCTTGCTCAGATCCTCGAGAGGCGCACCGAACAGAGCGACCGCGGTGGTCGCCTGACGCGAAGGGTCCTTCATGCCGAGAAGCGCGTCGATGACCTCGTCGGTCGCTCGACGAGCCGATCTGCCGCCCTGCAGGATGCGGTCGGCCATCTCGCCTGCATTGAGTCCCAGGGCCTTGTAGGCGTCCTGGACCGCGCCGCTTCCGATGTCAGTCGACAGGAGGCTGAACTCCTTGATCGCGTCGCCGGCCTTGTCGATGCCGTACATGCCCTTCTCGGCACCTTTGACGAGCTTGGCGAAAGCCTCCTCTCCCGAGAAGCCGAGAGCTGAGAAGAACTGCCCATACTCTTCCGCGGCATCGAGGATGTCCTCGCGCAGGGCTGCTGGCACCCGCTGTGACGCAGCCGTGATGAGGTCGAACGCCTGCGCGGTGTTCTTCGCCAGTCCGGAGTTGATCACCGTGCCAGCGACAGACACGGCGCGCGGGAGGTCGATCTCGAACGTGCTCGCGTACGCCAGGGCCGTCTCGGTCGCGGCCTGGAGCTCGGAGTCGGACGCCCGCCGCATGCCCCGGATCGAGGAGACCACCGCGCCGATCGCGACGTTGACCTCGTCGCGGTTCTCACCCCAGTTGTTGGCGTACACCTCGCCGGCAATCCGGCCCAGCCGCCGGGAGTCCTCCACCGACATGCCGAGCTGCGCGGCGAGCTTGAGCCGGCCCTGCTCGATCGACATGTTGTCGACCACGCCGGCGGCGAGCCCCGCGCCGACCGCCGCGCCGGCGACCTTCGCGGTGTCCTTGGCCTTCTCCCGGAACCCGTCGCCGAAGGAGTCGCCGGCCTCCTCGCCGGCCTTCTCGGCCGCCGCGCCGGCACCGGCCGCGCCCGACGCGATCGCCTGCTCGGCGGCCGCCATCGCCTGCTTCGCCTCCGCCGGCAGCTTCTCGAAGCGGGCCTGGGCCTCCGCCTCGCCGACGGCCTTCTTCAGCGCCGGGCTGAGGGCCTGGAACTGGACCGAGGTCTTGTCGATCGCGCCCTTGGCGGTGGTGGGCAGGGTGCTCATCAGCTGGGAGAGCGCCCCGTCGATCCCGGACCCCATCTTCGTGCCGATCTGCGTGCCCGCGGTCTTCGCGATCGACTCCCCGTCGGCGGCGAACCGCCGCAACGCCCGGTCGCCAGAGGACAGCCCCTTCTCCAGCGGGGTGAGGTCCACGCCGATGGTGCCGACCAGCTCGCCCAGATCCAGCGCCATCGGCCCTCCTTCTCGGGTCAGCCCTCGCGGGAGGGTGGGGGAGTCGGAGCGAGGACGTGCGCGAACCGGGTGGCCTGCATCGGCCGGCCGTCCGGGGTGTAGGTCGGCGGCAGCTTCAGCAGCCCGAGGATCCGGGTCCGCAGCCACGGCCACGACCGTGACCGCATGAGGGCGGTGTCGCCGACGTCGACGCCGTACCGCTCGTGGAGGTCGACCTCGATGAGGTCCCAGTGGTTGATGATCAGAGCCCGCAGCGACCTGGACTCATCAGGGGTGGGCTCGACGAACCGGGGGAGCCCGGTCGGCCCTACCTGCCGCTGGGGGTCTTCTTCGCGGCCGTCTTCTTCGCCGCGATCTTCTTCGCCGCCGGGCGCCGGTCCTGCGGCTCCCGGCGGGGCGCTTCCGGGCGGCCACCACGCGACCAGAACGACTCGGCGGTCTCGCGGTCGGAGATCGTCCACGTGAACACGGTCCGCGCGGACATCTTGATCGCCTCCCAGGAGACCCGGTCGGCGAGCATCTCGTCGTACGCCGGGCCGAGGAGCCTGCGGTTGAAGTCCTGCTCTTCGTCGTCGTCGAGCTGCAGGCCCGCGACGGCGTCCTCGTCGACGTCGTCGCCGGCGTTGACCGCGATCGCGGTGTCGAAGATCCGCTGGCACCACAGGCCGGTGAGGGCGTCGACGGCGTCGACGCGGTACCGCTTCCCGCGGATGGGGAGCTCGATGTAGGGCTCGAGGACTTCGTCGATCGGCTTGAAGGCCATGGGCTGCTCCTGACTGGTGGTCCTGACTGGGTGTCCTGACTGGGGTGTGGCGGTGGAGAGGCGGCGGGCCGGCCCAGTCAGGGACACCGGCCCGCCGCCGTACGGGGCGAGCTGCCTCAGGCGTAGGTGAGGTTGCTCGTCGGGGAGGACCCGGCCGCGTTGACGACCGTGACCGGCTGCGCGCCGGCCGTCTTCGCCGGCGCCTTGAGCGCCAGCTTGGTGTCGGAGGCGACCTCCCAGTCCGCCGCGGGGACGCTGGTGCCGCCGACCTTGACGTCGGTGGCCGCGGTGAACCCGGTGCCGGTGATCATGATCAGCGTGCCGCCGGCGACGGGCGCGGTGTTCGGCGTCAGCGTGGTGATGGTCGGGACCACGGTGGCGCCCTCGGGGTGCGTGATCGCGGTCCGCTTCCCGCGGCCCGTCAGGGTCACGGTCACGGTGTCCAGGGCGTCCATGCTGCCGCCGTCCGGGGTCCACGACACCGCGGCGAAGCCCTCGTAGGCCTCGGCCCGCGGGCCGCCGGGGGTCATCTCGTACCAGCGGACGTGCACGACGCCGGCCGGGCCCATCTGGTCGGCCGCGAGCCGGAGCGCCTCCTGGCCCGGGTCGTAGGCGGTCGCCGCGGACGAGGACACCTTCCGGTTGACCTTGACCTCCAGCGCCCAGCCGAGCGCCGTCACGGCCTGGCTCTTGTGGCCCTCGGAGTCGAAGTCGCTGTCGTCCTGGAGGGTCGGGTCGATGTTCGGCTTGAACTCCCCGAGGCCGAAGACGCCGATCCAGGACGGCGCGGCGATGGTCCCGACGTTGATGTCCAGGAACCACTTGCGGACCAGAGTGCTCGCCCCCAGGGGCGTGCGGGTGGGGACGGGCATGTCAGTGCTCCTCAGCGTTGTTGGGGTCCTGCTCCTGCTCGGCCAGGTACTCGGCGTACCGGGCGCGCTTCTCGTCGGCGGTCCCCGACTTGGGGAGGCCGGCGTCCTCGAGGGCCTGGTCCAGCGCCTTGCCCTTGAGCTCGTTGGCGACGTCGTCCGCGGCCTCCTCGGTGAGGCTGTAGCCGCGGTCCTGCATGAAGCCGACGAGGACCTCGGGGACCTCACGGACGTCGTCGCTCTGGTTGGTCATCTGGGGCATCGAGGTCTCCTCAGGTGCGGTGGGTGGATGGGCGGTGCACGGTGGCGTAGAAGTTCTGGCTGGTGCGCCAGCGGCTCGACTGGTCCTGGCCCATCGACACCCACGACCGGCGCAGGCACTGCACGACCCGCACCCCCGTCGGCAGCACGACGTCGTGCAGGCCGTGGAGGGCGTCGAACACCCGGGACGTGAGCCGGCCGACAGGCCGCGGGTCCTGCCCGCCCCACCGGGTGATGACCTGCAGCCCGATCACCGAGTCCGACAGCGACGGGTCGTCGTCGACGCCGTACGCCGTCAGCGCGATCACGCGGTCGGGGGACTGCGGCAGGACCCCGACGACGATGCCGGTCTCCGCCGCCTGGTAGTCCCCGGCGGTGCGCCAGGTCCCGACCGGGGCCGGGCCGGCGGCGAGCAGCATCGCGAAGCCCTCGACGAGCGCGACGTCGAAGTCGGCCGGCTCGGGCGTAGGGGCGGTCACTGCCACGCCCTGCGGATGCGGGTCCCGATGATCTGCAGCACCGTGCCTCGCTCGCTGTTGAGGGCGTTCTCGAGGAACTTCGCTGTGCGGCCCGCGTCGTGCCGCAGCGTCGGGTCCTCGTGCTGCACCACGGCGTACTCGGTGTCGTAGGAGATCGCGGCCCGGCCCGCGGCCCGGTCGACCGACGTCTTCCCCGACCGCTCCAGGGTGGCCTCCTCGATCGGGACGTGCTTGTTGGAGACCGACAGGACGTGCTCGGCGCCGTCGGCCAGACCGTCGCCGGCGGCGTCACGGACCCGGTCGACGAGCGCGGCGAGGTCGATGCCGTTGGACCAGCTCACGCGCAGGTCACCTCCACCGCGTACACGGCGCCGCGGACCTTGTGCCGCTTCACCGTGAGCACGCGGGAGGCGCGGCCCTCGATGGTCACCGGCGACTCCGGGGTGAACACGGCGAGCGGGTCGACCCTGCCGACCACCTGGCCGGCGGGGTCGAGGACGTCGCTGGCGGGGTGCAGCGTGAGGGTGGCCTCGGAGACCGCCTGGTCGCCGGCCGTGTCGCGGACCAGGCGGCGGGTCTCATCGATGGCGCACCGGATGGTCTGCGGGTCGGCGTAGGTGGGGCCGTAGGCGCCCTCGCCGGTGCGGGTGGACACGGTCACGGTGTCCTTGAGGAGCGCGCGGCGGGTCTTCATCAGGACCCGCCCACGGCGGCCGAGAGCAGCCCGCCGGCGCGCAGGTGCCGCGCGGCCCGGGGAGCGAGGTACATCGGAGTGGCGCGGTTCTCGCCGGCGCCGTACTGGACCTGCTGCCCGCCTGCGGTGACGCCCTGGACGGGGCCGAGGACGTCGTCCTCCTCGTCGCCGGCGAGCCAGTGCTCGATCTGGGCGCACGTCGCCTTCTGCAGGGCCTCGACCACGACCGGGTCCGTGGGGTTGCCGGCGGTGTCGACGTCGTACACCGCGGTGATGGTGTGGTCGTTGATGAGCTCCGACGCGCGAGCGAGCAGCCGGGCAGCGTCCACGGGGAGGCGGCCCGTCTGGGTCTCGTCGCCGTAGAGGTAGCCGGCCAGCTGCCCGCTCGTCGCGTACGGGTTCATCTGGTCAGGCCTCGGCCTTCGGGCCGTACTGGTCGCGGAGCTCGTCGCGGCCGAGGTCGCCGGTGTCCTGGCCGAGGGCGATGACGTACGCCGCCCAGTCCTCGCGGGAGGCGTTGCCCGCCGGCGGCTCGACGCCGTCGGTCACCGGCGTGCCGTCGGTCGACTCCTCGGCGTGCTCGGTCTCCGCCTGGTCCTGGACCGCGGGGTCGTCGACGTGCACGTCGCCCGGCTTCACCGGCCGCGTGCCCTGCGAGGCGTGCACCTCCGGCGACACCACCTCCGGGCCGTGCGGGTCGCCCTTCCCCGCGTTCGCCGGCGCGAGGAAGTCCTCCGGCCGCGGGTCCACCGCGGCGTCGCGGATCCGGCTCCCGACCTGGGTCGGCTCGGCGTAGTCGCGTGCGTCGACGCTGTCGTCGTCCGGCACCGCCGCGCCGTCGAGCGACTCGGGCACCCGGCCCTGCGCCGAGCCGACCTTGAAGCCGGCGCCGAGCAGGTACGACCGGACGCCGTCGGGCAGCTCGCCGTCGTAGTCGCAGACGCCGTCCTCGAAGTCGAGGATCAGCGACCCGACGTAGGACCGGCCGGTGTAGTGCTCGGCCGGGCTGGTGATCTTCGTGCTCATGTGGCCCTCCTGGGCTTCAACTGGGGCGGACGTGGGGCGCGGGCGCACCCGTGAGGGCGCGCCCGCGCGGCATCACTGGACCTTGACGTTCCGCAGGACCGCGGCCGCCTTGGTCGCCTTCAGCGCGACCGCGACCGGACCCATCTCGACCTCGCCGGTCTTCACCGCGCCGGCCTTCGTGAAGTCGGGCATCCAGCTCTCGACGAGCGAGGAACCGACCGTGGTCACGCCGTGGAAGCCATCGAGGCCGAACCGCACCGCGTAGATCGCCGTCGACCCCGCCGTCAGCGGGCCGGCGCCGTCCGGGTCGGCGACGTTGACCGGCACGACGTCCGACGCCGACCCGGCCTTCAGACCCGCGTCGATCAGCACGGCCGGGCCGTAGCGGACGATCGTGGTGTTCCGCGGGCCGGGCGTCTCGGTGTACTGGGCGGTGCGGCGGGCCGCGGACTTGATCCGGTTGATCGCCTTCTTGTTGGCGATGATCGCGGTCGCCTCTCCGTCGAGCATCGACAGCAGGTCGTCGACGGTCTCCAGCACGAGGTAGGACTTCGCCTCGTCCATCGCGCCGGACCAGTCGATCGCCGCGGTCGACTCCTGCGACCCCGACCCGGCGAGTGCCTTCGACAGGCCGTCGAAGCTGTTGGCGTCGACCGCGCTGTCGCCGTTGATCACCGTGTCGCCGAACTTGGCCTGCGTGGCCTTGATCTTCTGCGACATGTTCAGCGACACCGCGTTCGACGCGGCAGGGCCGACCTTCGCCAGCACGCGGTCGACCTGGAAGCTGCCACCGAGGACCTTCAGGTCGACGTTCTTCTGCTCGGTGGTGACCTCGGCCGGCGTGTACTCGCTGTTGAGCGCACGGAACGCGGCCTGCGCGGTGGTCAGCAGACGCCGGTAGCCGTAGGTGAGGGTCGCGCCCCCGCCGGCCGGGTTGACGGCGTCGTCGTAGGTGAGCAGGTCCATGATCTGGTTGGTGCGGAACTCGTCGATGACCGACACGCCGAGGTCGGTCTGTGCGTTCTGCTGGGCCTGCGCGAGGGAAACGGGCATGTCGTGCTCCTGGTGCTCGAGGTGGAGACCGGGCGGGCCGGGCTACGTGCCGTAGTGGCCAGCGACCGCCTGGTCGAGGGGCTTCGGGGTGCGCGTCTTCTGCTCGCCGGACCCGCCGGCACCGTGGTCTGCGCTGCTCGAGCCGACCGCCTGGGTCGCCTTGAGCTTGGGGTTGTCCTTCACGGCGTCCTTGATCGCCGTCTCGACCTTCGACGCGAAGTCCTTCGCGGCCGGGTCGAGGTCCGCGAGCTTCGCCAGGAAGCCGCGGGAGTCGAGGAGGGCGTCGGGGTCGCCCTGGTGCTTGCTCGCGTTGCGGTACACCGCGAGCTCGATGGCGGACTGGCGCGCCTGGGTGCGCTGCTCGTCGAGCTGCTTGGCGAGCTCGGCCGGGTCGGGCTTGTCCTCGCCCTTCAGGCCGAGGGCCTTGGCGATGCCGTCGAGCTGCTCGGTGAGCTTCTTCTCGGCGGCGGTGGCCTTGGTGCGGTGCTCGGCGGCCTCGCCGCGGGTGTCCTTGATGAGCTTCTGGGCCCAGTCGGGGAGGTCCTCGACCTTCCCCGCCTCGCCCTTGCCCTGGTCGCCGGTCTTCTCGCCGGCATCGCCGCCCTGGTCGCCGCCGGACCCGCCCTGGTCGCCGCCCGCGTCGCCGCCGTCGCTGCCGCCTTCGCCGCCGTCCCCGTCGCCCTCCATCCGGAAGGCGTCGAACCCGAACCGGGCGATCGAGCGGCCGCGGATGCGGTCGAGGGTCGCGCGCTGCTCGGCGGAGAGGCGGGAGAGGAACGGGTTGGTGTCCTGACTGGTGTGCTGCATCGGAGCCTCCTGGACTCACTCGTGGAGCCCGGCGCCCGGCCGAGCATGGGTGATCTGCCACCGGCTGTCGGTGGAAGTCCGTACGGTTCGAGATGCCGATCCGGGCCGAGGGTGTCCGGCGGCCAGAGAGGCACGAACGATGGCGACCTTCGACAGTGCGGACGCGGCGCTCTTGAGCGCGATCGAGGCGTTCGCGAAGCGCGCTGAGGAATGCGTGGGCACCGGCAGCACGAAGCCGGTCGTCGACTACGCAGTGGCGGCCCACCATCTCGCGGAGGCGCGCGCATGGCTGATCAGCCCCAACCAGCCGCACGGCGGGTCAGCGAAGAGCAGCTAGCGGTCCGTCGTCGAGCTGCGAGAGTGCCGGTCGCTAGCTCAGCGACGGGGCGGAGATGACGCCACGAGCCACAAGCTCGTCGGCCTCCCAGCTCCCCACCAGCCGCGCACCCGGGAGAGCCGCCCGGACCAGCTCAAGCACCTGGGCCGGCTCATCAGAGCCCAGGTCGCCATCCACGTCGACGGCGAACGC